TCACTCCGGTTCGCCCCGACGATCGAGTACGATGTAGATCGTCGTCTCCTGGGCATTTCCTCGCCCATCTGTGGTACGTCTGGAATCGCTCATCACCTCGACCAGCACCGGGCTCTGGCCACAGGTCTGGCATTTCATGCGGCTGACGAACTCCCCTAAAGTGACATCCCATCCGTAGGTCGCGGCCATCAGCCGCGCCGGGAGCGTTGCGCTCTGCTTACCGCAGGCGCAGGTCGCCGATATCCAGAAGCCGGATATCTCGTTTAGGCGAGAGGTCATGGGCATCGTCTTCGGCAACGGGTCGAATGGATCGCGGAGATCGGGGAATGGGAAGGGGGGCTTGGGATCGCGCATCGGCCGTGACTCGTTCAGTGATCGGGCCCATCATCTGGGCTCAGCGATACCGCTCGAACGAGAAAAGAACAATGCCGGAGGGCAATCCCCGGCGCGGAGGTACCGATGGCCAGCAGGGCGCTGATACTGACGGAGGGGGAATTGACGGTTCTTCAGGACGCCATGAACCTCTGGCGCTTCGATCACCGCAACAAGAAGGATACCGAGACCAAGCGGGAGCGGATGTACCTTGATGGGATCCAGGAGCAAATGGCCGGCCGATATCCTGATGAACGGATATCCGATCTCGTCGATATTGCCGGCAAGCTCGCCTTCGACAACATGCACTGACCCATCGTGATTCTTCACAATGGACGTCGCCGAACAGACGTCTCAAGCTGAAAGCAACATGGAGTTGCGGATGTCTGAGAATCCGTTGAGACCACCACGCATCAGTCAACTGTTGAAGGCCGAGCTCGAGCTTATGGTGTCACTCGCCGCGGTGCAGGAGGAGATCAGGAAGCTGGGCTACGCCGCGCAGGAAGTCGACGATCGCTCCCTCGCCCACCTCCTGGCCGGCCCAGGAGCCGAGACCGGCGAAACGCTCAATTAGTGCATCTTGGCAGTGGATCGAATGATCTCGTCCTTGAGCCGCTCCACGTTCTCGCTCAGATCCTGAACAACTCTGGCCTGCTTCTGCATGGCCGCGGTGGCTTCCTTGATCGAGACGGTCAGCGCTTCGACAGAGGTGGAGGCGCGGTTTAGCGCCGTGGGATCAACAATGACAGCAGCCACCTGGGCCTGAGCGGCGGCAGCAGGGACGGCCTTGGCGCCCTGCATCCACCCAAACCGGTTGATGGCGAATATGATGGCCAGCGTCACGCCCAATGCAACCAGCGCGACGGGCGGCAGATCAGTGGGAAGCATGACTTTCTCCGGCGTCATGGGCAGCACGATAGATGTTCACGAGCTCCACCAGGGCGAAGACCGGGTATATGGCGAGCCAGGTGCTGACGACACCGGAAAGCATGTAGCAGTAGGTGATCCCGACAAAGAGCAGGAAGCCGAAGCTCGCCGAGACTGATCGGATCCACGGGGTGACCGTTTTCCGGGCGCCGTTGATGATGAGCCCGATGATGCGGACAACGCCGAGCAGCACCATGAGCTGGCCCAACATCACCTCATCCTGGAAGATCGCCTTGAACCCGGTCCATGCCGGCTGATCGAAGGTGGCCCCGGGGAGCAGCAGCACCACTCCCCAGACCGCAGTTATCGTGGCCAGCATCCATTCTGTCATCCGGGGCCCGAACCGGTGCTGGATACGGATCCACAGGCCGGGGCCGGCGAAGTCCGGGCCCATCTCAGGGCTCCCCAAGGAATTCGTGGTCGTAGCCGGTCTGCGCCTTGGCAATGGCTAGGGCCTCCTCCTTGCTGATGGTCGGCAAGTTGATCTTGGTCTTGTCGTCGGTGACGATCTGGGGGCGGGTCGTGGCCCGCCAGGACTGGAATTGCGTCCAGAGGTACCAGATCAACCCGATGGCGGCGGTGACGGTGAGCCCGCCGCCCTTCCCGGTCAGGATCGAGGAGATGGATGCCTGAGCATCGGGCGGCATTGCGGCATAGAAGGACGCCAAGGCAATTCCGACGCTCAGCAGCTCCTGGAGCCGGCGCCAGAGCCAGCCCAGCACCACATTGGAGATCAGGCTCGTGAGGATGGAAGTCAGCATGGGCGCCTCCTTAGCGCAGGAAAAAGAAAGCCCCGGCGGCTGCCAGGGCGATGATGAGGATGATGATGGCGGCTGGAACGCCTCGCCGCGCCACAGGCGTGGTCACAGGCGGCGGTTTCGCCTCTGCTGGGGGCGAAGGCCTAGGAACGGGCTTCCCAGCCTTGGCAAGAGCCGCCGCAAAGGATCGCGCGTACCCGGCAATGTCGTCGGCCCGATCGAGCCCGTTCACGATGCGCCGGGCGTTGCGATAATCTGTCCCGGCGGCCGTCACGTAGTCGGCGAGCTTGCGACCCGTGAACGTGCCCAGCATCATGCCCTCGACGAGGACGCGCGCTGCAACATCGACCTGCTCGGTGAGCTGGGGCTCCTTGAGCAAGTCGATACCCAGGCGGCGCGACCAGTCCGAGTAGTTCCGGCGCCCAGTGATCTGCACGAAGCCGCGACCAAGGAACTTCTTGCCGTCCCCTGCCACGGTGTTCCCGAGATCGGCCCTGCCCTCATACCGTTCCTGAGCCGCCGTCGGTCCCCAGACCTCGCGCATGAACTTGAAGCGGGCGGTCTCGTGAAAGGCAGTGGCGAGAACATAGGCGAGCTTTGCGGGATCGCCGTCGCCATACCGAGCCCATGCATCGGAGATCGCCTCGAGCGCGGCCACCTGCTCCGACGACAGCGTCCCTCCGAACAGCGATGAGCGTACCGCGTCGAAGAACGCAGCATTGAGGGCCATGACGGCCTCCTATCGATGTTGAAGTGGTGCGAAACGGCTGAAGGCGGCAACCTTTCGCCTAGCCGTCAAGTTGAGTTGCTGCCTGCTTTGAAGTAGGCGGGGCGGTGCGCGCTCAGGTCTGCCCGTCCAAGCCCTGGCCTGGTCGAACAGTGCGCACCGCCATTACCCGGCGGTGCGCCATTTGCGGTATTTGGGTTGCTACCGTCGCCTACTCGATCCTAACGAAGTGCAGGTTCTCCGCCGACGTCCTGTCAAACACTTCCCGCTTGTTCGACATCGGCAGCGGCCAGATTGTAGGATCAATTGTGAAACCATCATCGAGATTGTCGGTCTCGGCATAGCCCGTGGACTCAAGACCAAAGTCCGGCACAAACCCAAAGACCGAGAAGAGGCATTTCCACTTCCCGTCTTCAAACCAGACTTCCGATATATCGACGTTGCCGGAATGGATCTGGCAGCAATAGCACGGGCCACTCGTGCCATCGTTCCACGTATATTGCCCCTGAAAGGGATACCGCACCCGTAAAGTGGTTCCGTTCAGCTTCGCGTCAATGACGTTGAACTCGTAGGCGTTGGTGACTTCATACCAGACAACGATCGGCGCCCCGACATCGTAATTCGCAGTGCTGGCGACCGTTATGGTTTTGTCGCCTGCGAATATGGTTGCTGCCAACTGCTGCTTGCCCTGGCCGCGCGGCTCAATCAGTGGGTTGTTAGGGTTCTTCGTCCAGCCGGATATCGACCAGTCGCTATTCGTGGCGACACCGGACCGCCATCCGCCTACCGGCGCACCATTATTCCCGGAATAGAATAGATAATAAACGCCATCCTTCTTGAGGATGCGCCCCGTCGTGGTGAGGTAAGTACTTTCCCAACCCGTCCCCAGCCCCCAAGCCTCACCCAGGTGAGACCAGTTTACGCCATCCGCCGATCGCGCGAGGCGCAGTGACGTGCCGTTGATCCCCGATGTCGCGATGCAATAAGCCATCTTGTATGGCCACGTCGCATCGTCTGGATCGTACAGCACACTGGGGCGTTCGACTGAGGTTGCGCCAGCAATATCCGAGTACTTGATGATCGGGCCATTGTGCGCGTAACGCAGCCTCATGTTGAGGTCGTATTCTTCGAAGAAGACCTGCCACCGCGTGCCATCATAGCCCTCGTAGTAGAGTTTGATGGTGTGTTCGTCCTTGATGACTGTCGGATTGCGTTTCCCGCTTTCGTTTCCCCAGGTAGTTGTTTGTTCCGAGGTGGGGGTCGTTATCCCTCGTCGACCGAGGAAGCGCGGATCGCGTCCAATCGCGACGCCGATCTCTCCGTTATTTCCGCCGGATACGACATCCCCGCCATTGTAGACCGCGAGGTATTTGGGAGGCCGGCCTGTGACCAGCATCGCATCCTGAACTTTAGTAAGTGCCATGTCGCCCTCAGATTGATCTGCGGCTCTTGCTCGAATTCCCCCAGACGCCAAGAGAACTGATGAAGCAAGACCCGATAGTAACTCTCGTCTATTCAACCGACTGCACCTCCAGAAAGGAGCGCAGGATTGCTGAACATGTTCGAATCTGCAACCGCTAGATTGCCTCGCCCTCGAACCATGAATTGGCGGCGGTACCGCCGATACTGACGGTACCGCTGGCGGCATATGCGATGGCGTAGACCTCGAAATAGTCATCGCCATTGGCGTCGACCAAGCAGGTAATCTGAACGTCCGAATTCGTTGCCGCTCCGACAGTGTCGTATCGTGTTTTGAACACCACACCGTTCTTGTAGATGAGGACGCCGATGCGCTGCCCATCTGTCGGGGTAATGATGTGCGCCGTTGCGCTCAGCCGGTAGCGGCCGGCAGGCGGCGTGAAGCGCGACGTGGATGTGTCGTAATAGCCACCGTCATCCCACGCCTCGGTCCCAAAAGTGACTTTCGTATTGGTGTTGACCGCGACCCCAGTCTGGTTGGTGCCACCTTTGTTGGCAGAGAAGCTGATGCGCGCCAGCCCCAACGCAGCAACCTGAGTAGCAGCATCCACCGCTTGCAACAGTGCCAGCCCTGCTGCTGTGAAGTTGATTTCCTCAGGGCTGCCGGTACCTGCTGAGCTGCGCCCCAAAAGCTTGCTGGTCGCTATGTTCTGCATCTTGGCGAACGTGACGGCCTGGTCCGCGAGCTTGGAGGTGCCTACTGACCCGGTGGGCGGCAGGTCTTCGCCAGCCGAGATGGCCAACACTCGAACCGCAACGTTCTCCTCCCCCTCAACATAGGGCCTGGGCGGTGGCGCCGAGAACGACAAGAGAGTGTCGTTGACTGAGTAGGTCGCTGGGTCTTGTAGAACCCCGTCGATTGCAACGATAAGGTGTGCCGCCGAGATCGGCGCCACGGTCAGCGTGAAGTCGGTTTCGATGCCGTCACCGGCGAAGCTCTGTGGGTAGACGCCCACCGGCCCACTCAGACCGGCGAATGCTTCGGCCTGGTCGCGGAACACCTCTGCCTCGTCTCGCGCATCCTGAGCGAGAGTCACGTTTGCGGCGGTGCTGGCTACCGCCCCAGGATCGAAGAGAAGCTGGTAGTCCCCATTGTCGTTGAGGAAAAAGAGGTTGGCGCCAGTCCATTCCCCAGCAGCTAGCGGGCTACCCGCCGCATTCACTACATCCCTCGCAGGGCCCCCGCTGATGGCCAGCGTCATCGGGCCAGTATTCTCGGTTGCGACCACCGCGTAGAACACTTGAATGTCGGCCGGATTGATAGCAGCGTCCGCCGTGCCGATCTGCGCGTTTGGCGTCCCGCCAGAAAGCATCACTCGCGCCAGGCTGTCGGGGAAGCCTCGCCCCCTCACCCAAACGCCAGCATCGCGAAAGTAGTAACCGTTCTTCGTCGCATCAGGATCATTGAGCACGATGCCCATATAGTTCTCGTTGGGCGGCGTGATCGTATCGAGCGCAACTTTTGATCCTACGGTGATCGCCTGGCCGTTGCCCTCCTGAATCTGGCGCAGTAACCGGCGAATGCGGGGTTTTTCTGGCTCGTATTCCCCGCTCGCCGGGAGACCGGGCGTGTTGTAGTCGCGGAAAACGGAATCAATGCTTTCGTTCATGTCACCACCTGTGCGCCCGTCGCCTCAAGGGTCGAACGGACGAAGTTTGAGCCGTTCACAGCGGCCACCCAGTAATAATAGGTCCCAGCGGCTAGCCCGACGTCGGTGTAAGCCATGTCCACCTCAGGCGACCCATAGACGGTTCCCACGAGCGTGGCCGTTCCTGAGTTATTGGTGCTATTGCGCAGCACCTGCGCGCCAATTGCGTTCGAGCTTGTCGGTTGCGTCCAAGTCAGTTCGACTTGACCAGTGGAAGGAGTGGCGATGAGATCGGTGATAGCCCCAGGAGCGCTCGTATCAGCAGTGGCGGTCACTGTGATCACAGGATCGATCCATGGCCCAGCAACGCCGCCTGGCGATCTAGTGCGCACGCGAACGTCATAATCGACGCCGTCGTTCACCAGACCGCTCTCAGCCAGCCCAACCCCGTCCGATACCGACATCGGCACCCATGTTCCGGAGCCCGATGTTCGATACTCGACATCCTGCTCGAGGGCGGCCCGCGCCGGCTCGGTCCATGTCGCCAGAAGGAACACCCCTGTTGCTCCGCCGCCCAGGTCGCGTTGGGCGACACTGACATTTATGTCCTCGGGCGGATCGAGACTGATAGGCGATGAGGTATCAGGCGGCTGCCCAGGAGCCGTTCCCTCCTCCAGTTCCGCGTCCCAGGAATATGCGCTCTCTGCCAGCGAAGACACGGATATCTCTACACCCGTCATATCCTCCAGAAAGCGCACGCTCCTGACGAAGAACGTGGTGTCGATACCCAGCGGCGAGAACACTATCCTGACAGTCTCCTCGCCCACGGCATTGAAGCCGTAGAAGTTGGTCACGATCGTTCCCGACCACAGAGGGTTCTGCTTCCTGGTGTGGATCTTGGCCAGCCGTCGCGCGATGGCATGGCTGGGCGTCATCAAGAGGTCCAGCTGCGACGGCAGCACCACGCCACGAAGAGCAATGTTGGCACTATCCACCCACGGATCGGCTTCTGTTTCCTGATAGTCTAGGCTCGGGTCCATATAGGTAATGGTCAGTTCATTAAACGCCGCCAATGCTCCCTGACCATGAGCGAAGTCCGCCGAGATGATATGCTCATCGGTGAGCGTAAGCCTAGGCTCCACCCATTTCCCGCCACGGATCGCTATCTTGCCGTTGGCGTCCATATAGAGATCGCCATCGCATGTCCGCAGCATGCGCGGCAGCACGTCCCTGATCTCCTCGTTCATCGCGTAGCCGCCGGCCAGGCGATAGCGTTTGGTCATTCCGCCCGTCTTCAAGGGCACCATCTCATCGCAGAGATCAGCAAACGTTTGAAACGATGCCAGGTTGATCTGGCTCTCGGAATAACCCGCACCGTATGCGAACCCAGCTCCGTCCACTCCCGTCAGGTAGTCGTAAATCACGTCGGCGGGATTTTCTGACCAGATCAGCGCGCCGGTGCGCACCGACTTGACGATCGATGCATCCATGACGACGCGAACCGTCGGGTTTAGCTGAGGATAGACCTTTGCAATGTCCTCCTGCTTCACCTCTTGGAAAATCGACAGGAAATGCGCAGTTCCGCGTAAACGGTGGTCTAGTGTGATCTGGGAGAACGCCGCATCCAGTTCCGAAAAAACAGTCTGGTTTGAACTGCCCATCTTGAAGAGCAGACGAGCCTTTGATGCCCCCGTCTCATGATCAAAGTAGGGCGGGGTCAGCACGTAGTTGCCAGGGTTCAACGTCACCTGGGTATCGTTGAGCCAAATTTGCTCAATGCTGTAGATTTGCCCCTCGTTGAGCGTCACGGCTTGGTAGAGAAAGCCGTCTTTGGCCTCCAGAAACCAGACTGTGCCGCCGACCTTTACCCTTCCGTAGAAGCGAACGCGGGCTCCAACGGACTGTCTTACCGTCGCTTGCCGTTCAGATGGTGTGGTCTGTGGCGCCGAAGAGCGCTGCCCGAGTAGGGCGTTGGAAATGAGCGACGCCCCCAAGGCCGCGGCGCCGATAATCACGCCACCAACAACCGTGGCCAAGACTGACGAGATGGACGATAGTCCAAGGCTCAGTAGCACGTTGACGCCGATGGTCAGCGGATCGGCCTTGGCTGCACCCGTAAACCGTCATTGGCCTGTTCGTGACCTGCTGCTCATTGCCGGCGGCGAAGGCGATCAACTCGCTATCGACGCCGCTCAACGTAAACGTCGCCTGGGGCGCGCTGAGATCGCGTGATTGCTCAAGTCCGGACGCCGAGATCAACTGCCCAGAGGCATTCCATTCACGCCCATCCTGGGCCTTGAGGATGCGCATGCCGTCCCAGAACCGCACTGTCTTGGACAGAAACTCAAACTCGAAAAGCGCAGCAACGCCCACTCGCTGCCCGGCGGCCATTGCTGCAACAGCGTTTGGAAGCATGATCAGCGCCCTACCGGCTCGACCAGATCAAGAACGACATTGCCGAGGCGGCCAGCCTTCAGCGGCAGGGTGCCGGTGTCATCGGCAGCCAACCGCCAGAGACATTCCGCATCGAAATTGACCTCATCATCTGTCGATACGGCCTGCCTCAACGGCGGCGACACGTTCACGACACGCTGAGTGCCCGGATTGTCCAGATCAATCGGATCTTCGATGCTGTCGATCACATAGAGCCAGGAATTGATGGAGAAGAAGGTCCCCGGCACCAACGGGATGCTGGTGTCGAGAATGATCTGCGAGGAGCCAGCCGCAGCCGAGGCAACCAGAGGGGCGGTGCCGCCGGCCAGTCGATAGCCAGTGTCATCCGAAAAATAAGCGCCGTCGGAATGCGGGACACCGCGACCAGAGATTGGCGTCGCGCCCATCTCGCGACGGGAAACCCGATACCGGTCGCAGATACTCGTCCGCAGGTAGTTGTAGCGCCCCTGTAGCTGAGCCAGGACGACCCGAAGCGACCGAGCCTGATCCTCGCGCCGGATGCGGATATTGACGCTCCACACCCAGCGCTGGGTCAAAGGCGAGATGATCTGCTCGATGCCTGAGAGAGTGACTCCGCCCGAGCGCGTAGTGGCGATGAGTTGGGGGTCATTCCTATCACCGATCGACAGGTTCCCGGGCAGGTCAATTATATCGGGCATTCTTTTCCGCCGTCCGACCCTGAAGGTTGTTGTCGTAGGTCTTCACGCCTGAGGCGGTGACGGCCGTCGAGACGTTCTTGGCCCGGTTATCGATACGGACATCGAGCATGTTGTCGTTGAGGATGACGTTCACGTCGATGGTGCCACCCGTACCGCCGGCGGCCAGTGTCGGCATGCTCGGCGCCCGTAGCTCGACAGGGACTTGTCCACCAGCCGGAAGCGGTATGACCGCCTCTTGGCCGTGCACTACACCACGAGCCTCGCCCCGCTTGCCGCCGGTGTTCGCTGTGCCGGAGGCAAAGCCGAACAGTGACCCAATTAGCCCCAACGGATTGAAACCACCGCCGCCACCTCCGAACACAGAGTTCAGAGCGATATCGAGAAGCTTGTCGCCGATGCGCCCCAAGGCATTACCCAACGCCTCAGCAGCAGACGTCCCAGCAACGAGATCAGAGATGAAGCCCTTCGTCACCTCTTGGCCGAGAGAGAGCCATTCGCGCATCCCGTCTCGAACCCGATCCTGCTGTTCCTGCAAGCGCGCGGCTTGGGCCGTCGCCTGCGCATAGCCTTCCGCCAGCTCGACAATCGCCTTCTTGCGGTCGTCGGTAAGAGCGAGGCCATTCTTGGTGGCGGCGTTCTCAAGTTCCTGCTGAGTGCGGAGCTTTTCCAGAGCGTACCCATAGTCATTCACCAAGGGGTTGAGTTCAGCCCGAGCCTTTGTCTCGGCGATCAGCATCTCGGTGCGGCGCTTTTGCTGATCGAGGGCATCTTGGAATTTCTCACCAGCCGACTTGCCCGACGATCTAGGCGTCACGGGCTTAACTGTCCCTCCGTCTCCAGACAGGTTTGGACCGAAATCATTCTTAACCTGACGCCACGACGGGAACGCCCCAACCTCGTCGGTTGCCTGGGCGGCTGCCGAGGCGGCATTGGCGGCGTCGCGGAGGTTGATGAACCAGGTGATCGCGGCAGAGATCTTGTCCTGCATCTTGGCGAAGCTCGGATCGACCTCCCCCAATGCCACAATGGCCTCGTTCGCCGAGGCCATCGTCCCGCGCCCCTCGAGGATCTGTTTCACCAGGTCCTGAAAAGCATCGTCAACCTCGCCGAAGTGCCCCTTCGTGTTCAGTGCCATCGCAGCGACGGCCTGCTCAGCCTCGCCCAGCGCGCCTTCGTACTCGGGAACCACATCCTGAATACCCTTCATGCCCTGAATGGCATCATCGAACATCTGCCCGAAGTTGCGACTTGACAGGTATTCGAGGGCTCGACCGATGCGCTCAAGGTCGCGGGCATCGGCAGAGAGGGTCTTGCCCATCTCATCGCCGAGCCCTTTGAAGACAGTGTCAAACCACGACTCTTCCGGCGCCTGCTTGATGGCGTCCGCAATCTTGACCATGGCTTCGGCCAAGCGGCTGCTCGATCCAACCGCCTTATCCGCCTCACCGACGAATACGAGAACAGCATTCCCAAGGCGGGTGAAGCCGTCAGCAACCGTAGCCGGCATAGCGTCGGCTTCGGCCTGCAATTGTTCGAGCTGATGCTTTCGGCCAGCGCGCCGGTGTCACGCGGAACGAGAGACTTGGCGAGCGCCACGACCTCGTTGGCGCTGACCTCCATGGCAGCGCGAATTTCGGCCTCAACCGCCGCCGGAAACGTGCGCAGCTTACGCTTGAGCCGATCGAGCCCCTGAATGGTCATGAAGGCCGTCCCGCCACCACCAGATACTCGATCCACTGCCGCTTGCCGTCGGGATCAGTGCCCGGGGCCACGATATTGTAGAACAGGTTCGGTTCCTCATCGGTAAAGCCGGCGCGCTCGTCGACGAGGCGCCATGCCGGCGTCACATTGAGCATGCGCTCCGAGAACCGCACCGTGACGACATACGGCTGGTTGCCTTGCAGGCGCGCCGCAGTGACGCTTTCCCCGCCCGTGCGAGGAGCCATGGCGGCGGCCAGAGAGAACGCGGTTTCGAACGCCCCGCCCGGCACCTGGTTGCCGAACCCGTCATCAACCATAGGCCGGTTCTGGAAGGCCAGCCGATAGCGCAGGGCGCCGAAGCGACGGTTGCCATCAGCCATTATTATCTTCTCCGAAGGCAACAAGCTTGGCAGCGACCTCAATCAGCACCACCGCGCCGCCATCCTTCTCGACCACCTCCCAACCATCGGGGCCGGCATAGCCTTTCATGGGCTGGTGAATGGTCACGCCGATGACGCCTGCCATTTGCTCGCCACCGACGAAAACCTTGAAAAACCTACGGTTGGCAGACTTCGTGATCCGGACATTGGGCTCAGGAACCGGCACGGCGAGCCCCCTTCCTGCCCTTGGCCGCGATGGTGGCCGCAACGCCTGCCGGTGGCGCGGCAATCTCCACCAGCACCGCCTTGCCAAGGTTCAACGCCTTCTCGGCGCACTCCAGGCGCACGAACGCGACCTGGCCTGCCCGATACGCGATGGTCGACATGGGTGAGGGTTTCCAATCCCAGTCCACAAGGAACCGGACGCGACGGCCTGAGAGTGTCATCTGGCGCTCCTATGCGAGCGAAGGTTTCCGCAGGCGCCAGAGAAGCGCCGCGATGGGGTTCTTTGGATTGTCGGCGCCGGCTGTTCCGGTGAGTCCGGACAGCATGGCCATCGACTCCTCGCTGTCGTCGAGCAAGCACTTCACGGCCATGATTATGGCGGCCGTCACCTGGCCGGGGACCGTGGTGTCCGTCCATTCTGGATCGGGCTTTGGCTGAACGAAGTCGAGAACGATAGCCTCAGCCTGTGCGATCTTGAGTTCGATATCCGGCGTGCGCTCGTCGGCGGCGTAGCCGGGCTGAGAGCCCTGAAGGTCGAGGCGCAGAGCATCGTTGACCTGCTTCAGTGTCACGAGAGCCATCAACTCACCTTGACCGGCTGGGGGGCCGCCTTCTCCTTCAGGACGCCATCCTTGCCGTTCTGGCCTTTCTTGACCGCGAGCCGCCAGTCATCGCTCTGGTCAGGCTTCGCGCCGGTCTCCTTCTGGCAGATCCAGTACGAGCCGCCCCAGGTGACACCGTCGCCGGGCTGGTACTTGCGACCATCATGATAGACGCCGCGATCGAGCATCACGGGGAGCGTGAAAGCGAACTCCTTCACCTTGTCCCCATTGGCGAAGCGGAACGTGAATGACCGGGCGCCATCGTGGATCACTTCGAGATCGTCGAACCCGAGGCCATCCAGCCCATCTTTCGGGCGGGGAATGGCATCGACCATTTCCTTGATGCGGCGCTCGATAGCGACCTCATCGGCATCACGACCGACAACCTGGCCGAGTTCCTTGATCTCGCCATTCGAAAGCGTCAGCACCAGCTTGCCGTCGCGGTCGATCAGCGCGCCTGCCACTCCGACACCATCCTTGCCATCCTCCGGCACCGGCAGGCCTCGTACAGCCGTATCCATAGCCGTGGAGACGAGTTCCGTCACCATCGGGACCAAGTCCTCTGCGGTAACGCTCTTGCCGTCCTGAGGCTCAGGAATGGCCGCAATAGCGCCATCAAGCACGGGCCGCACGATGTCGGAGAGCATTTGCCGGATTTGTTCAGGGTCCGGCTCGTATGGTTCAGGCGCGACAGGCTCGGGCGGCGGCAGTTCGGCGACTTCATCGGCCACGATCTGGCGGACCTCGTCCATATCCACGGCGCGCGGTTCAATACGGGACCCGACGTCAGCCACAGCGGCATCGATCAACCGCGCCACGGCTTCCATATCCACCTCGCCCGGGTCGCCCTTCTCAGGCACGGGCTGCTCGGCGATCTGTCGTTCGAGCGCGACGATGCGTTCGGCCAGCGGCTGCACGGAGGCGGCCACGAACTCGCGGAGCGTCGGCGCGATGCCCTTCATGAGCAAAGCGATGTCCGAGTGCTTCATCAGGCGGCCCTCTGTGGCTTTGGGAGCGCCAGCACGGGCGCCATGACCTTGAACTCTGCCTCCAGTATCGCGCGAGCGGCATCCTGAGCGGCGGCAGGCGTCATCTCAGGCTCCTCGTCGGCGGCTGGCGCCGGCGACGAACCGCCACCAGTTCCGAATGGATCGTCCTGCTGGTCGCGCTTCTGGAGTGCCGTAAGGCTGAAGTTCTGCTGCTGGAGATAGACGTCGGCGCCACCCGTGGTTTTGCCCAGCCCGAGCCGGCGGCGCATCTCATCGATAGTCATGATCCCGGCGGCCTTGTCGAGCACGTCCATTTGCGTGACCGAGTCCATCCGCAGGAGGTTGTCGATATCGAACTCGGTGCCCAGGCTCTCGCCCGTGTTCAGCCCCTCGTCGAGGCATAGCTCTATGGCCTCAATCAGCACCTGGAGCGCCTGGGAGTAGTACTCGACGTTGAGCGCCTGGACGTTGTTGTAGGTCGGCGCCTGGCCGATGCCGATCTTGTAGGGCGGGACGTGATAGGTGGAGCAAACCACCTCGGCTGACCACTTCAACTGCTCGATGGTCTGGGCGTCGGTGTTCTTCATCGAGAGCTGCTCAAACTTGAGCCCATCACCGAGCACTGCGACCTTCCCGCGGTTGCGGCCGCCATAATTGGCCTCCCAAGAGGCCTTCATCTCCTCGGCGTCGTTCTGGTCGATATGACCAGCGGCCACGAGGATGCCGCCAGGCATGGAGCCATTCTGGTAGTACTGGGTCGAGCTGTTCTGGATCGCCAAGCCCTGCGTTGCCGCGAGCCCGTTGGCGAAAATGGGAGAGAGCCCCACCAGAGGATGGAAGAAGCAGTTGAACCGGTCGTGGATGATCTCGGAGGCCGGCACGACAACGCGCTGCTCCATGCCAACTGTCTGCTGAAACGCCAGGTCCGCCACTTCCTGTGTGGGCCCGACATAGATCATCTCGGCGCGGGGGCGCTGATTCATGAGCAGCGCCGTGATCGTCAAAGCAGCGCCCATGGTCGTCTTCGAGGACTTCTTGGGCACCATAAGCAACAGTTCCGGCACGTGCCGAACGCCATCTTGAACCGACCCGAACAGCGCACGAACGATATCGCGCTGCCATTCGCCGGCCGCGTCGCGCAACTCCGGCTGCCCCGGAACGTCCGGCAACCGCAGCTTGTTGAATATCGCCACCGCCCTGGCGGCCTCGGCGTCGTCCAAAGGCAAATCTGGGACGATGCTCTTCCCGTCTTTCAGCCGATCGGCCCAGTCCGGGCAGGCGAAGTCCCACCCGCTCATTGGAGGATATCGCCCCATTCCTGCGGCGCGTCCTGCGCGTCAATATCAGCCTGTTCCTTCTTGCCCGGCTTGGGCGTCCTGGCTGCCTTCGGCGGCTTGGGGGGCACCGCCCCTGCCAGCTCGAGGAATTTGTTCTGCGCTGGCACGCTCCCACCGATCGCTGAGCGGTATCGCGCCATCATCACGTCTGCGGTCTTCTTGGCGACCGCACATTCCATCTCCACGGAAAAATGCTTCACCAGCGTCTCGACATGGATATCCATCGCCGAGGCAATTGCTTCCTTCGACATGCCTTGCGCGCGAAGGACTTGCACCTTCTCGCGGGCCTCGTCAGTGGGGACATATTCTGGCCGTCCCCGGCCCCGTTTTGTCGTGGTCATGGTCAAATTTCAGCCGATCACGAAAAAAATCCCCGAATGACGGGGTCGCCGGTGCGGGCAAGAGAGCCCTTCACGCCTCTCGATCACCCCCCCCTTCACAGCAGGAGGAGTTGCCCGAGCGGCTTGGCGCCCTTCGCCATGTTGCAGGCGCGACACGAACATGCCGTGTTCTCATAGGTGTGGGCACCACCGACCGACAACGGAACGATATGGTCTAGCTCAGGCGCATCTGGGTCGAAGGAGCCGCGCTTTGATCGCGGCGTCTTCCGGTTGCACATGTGACAACGCCAATGATCTCGTTCAAATACCGCGATTGGGTCTACCCTACCGACAGCGGTTGCAGTTCTGCGCTTCGCGCGCTTGGTAGGGTACCAGACACGTAATTGGCATTCCCTAGAGCAGTAGACGTTGACGCTCTGCTTAGGGATGAACGTGGTGCCACATGCTGCGCACTGTTTAGGCTCGAACGGGCCAACGCGCCTAAGGTCACGATGATGGGCGTTGAGGCACTTGGTGGAACAGAACTTGGCGTCCGCCGTCTTCCTCAGTGCCAACCGTCCGCAGTATCCACACACGATTGGGAACTGAGGTTCCAGCTTCGGCTTAGGCTTGCGCGATGCTGGTCGTCTGTTTCGATATAGTCCATCGGCTCGTCTCGCAGCGCTTTCGGCGCTCTGCTGTCGCGTCCGCGCCCGCTTACACTCAATCGAGCAGAACCGGGGGAACCGTCCAGAGGCTCGCCTCCGGATGTGAATGAACTGGCCACCACAGTAAACGCAGGATAGCGCTACCTCGGCGGACCGTATATCTAGGCCCTCAGCCATCTTCGATCCTCACTGATCGACCTTGGTTAGGGCCGGCTTGGTGTTCCACCACCTTGCCGGCCTGATCTGAGTCTAGCTGATGGCGGAGCGTCGATCCAGCTTCTGCTTCGTGCTGTTGTGGCATGATGCGCAGAGACAGCGCAGGTTTGCCTCGTTCCAGAATAGGCGTTCATCACCCCGGTGAGCCTCGATGTGATCGGCCACCAGCTGGGATGTGTCGACTTCGATCTTCCCGCATTCCTGGCAGGTGAACAGATCGCGCACGAGCACGTCCATTCGCAACTTCTTCCAGCGAGCGGAGTGGTACCACCGCCGCCCGTGTTGGCGGCGCTCGCGGTCTCGGCTCCATGCTTTCTCACCACCAAACCCGATGCGGGGCCTGAGCATGTCGACCCGGCTTCTCAGCATCCGGACCATTTAGACTACCTTGGCATCGGGGCTGTAGCGGGTGTCGCGTATCTCACGGGTGGACTTGAGCCTGGGCGCCATGGGCGAGAGGCGGGGCTTGAGGGTCTTCATCGCTGAATGTCAGCAGAGCTAACCTGATTTTCTGTGCAACTCGGCGCCATTGCCTTTGCCCTCCATCAAGTCTGGGTAGAGGATCAAGTATCCACGAACGGAGACAAGCGCATGCCGCCCAGAACTAACCCAGAAGACCAACGTAGTGACCTTCATAGGGCCAAGGTCGGCGTTGCCGTCCTAGCCACCTGCATCGTTGAGACCATCAACGACAGTGACCCGAGCTTCAGGGATCGCTTCCTAAAGAAGATGGAGGAGGCTTATTACAAGCTCCGCGACGACACTGACGGCGACCAAGTCGAACAAATGGAACTGCTTGACTGGACACGATCGTTTATCACTGGTTTCGACTTCGTGGCAGGGCAAGGTGATCCATTCCTACGCAGCCAACATCCTGTCAGGAAAGGGTGAAGCGGGCCGGGCGACCAACCCCGGCATCTCCACGAGGGGCGACGGAAGCCCGCTCCGTCCTCCGCTTCGACAGGGATTGAGGCGAGAGGCCATCGGCCCGTTATGGCAGCTCCACATGCGCGCTGCGGCTTACCGCTACTCGCCTCAAACTGGCAGGCCGCACCCATTTAAGGGTGACCGCGCCTCATTTGGCGCCCAGCCTGTGAGTATGTGCAAAAACTGCACAAACTGAATTAGGTGCGCCACCTGCAGATGACGACTTCGCGGAAGGGAGCTACCCGCGCCGCGCTCGCTGCCATCGACTACCACGCCGATGGCGACCTCTGACGATTGATGAGGCGGACTAGACCACTCGCTTCCCACCCCGGCTTGATGTGCCCGCCAGTGGTCTAACGAAACCGCGTGGAACGCAGCCCCTTCCACCAACAGACCCATCTCACGGGCCTAAGCCTTGTCCGTCTGCCGCCTCAAACTGAAGGATGCCGTTAGCCCAACTCACGGGCTGACAAGCGGTAAAACCAGCATGTAAGATCAACTTGGCCCCGCTTCGGCGGGTGCCCTTGTAATTCCGCGGACAGTTCGTCACGCTATCTGGAATGACGCCAAATATGCCGTTTCGTGACTCATCGCTCAATGAGGTGAGAAGAGTCCGGTGATTTCCGGGCCTTTCGGCCCATCACCACGGCTCCAGCCCTGCCCTGTTAAGCCGATCCGCGATCATCCCGGCCGCTCTGGTGACGTGCCGTACGAACGTGGACCGCACCCACAGCTTGCGCCGGCACAAGTCCTCCAGGTTCTCCCCGCGCAGCTCGGCGTGAAGCCATGCCACAAGCTTGTCGCGATACTCCGGCACCGACAGCAGCGGGCCAGCCAGCCATGATGCATGGTCCCGGCCATCATCATCCCGCCACCCCAGCACCACCATCTCCATGCGGGCCATTTCCCGGCGCGTAGCGGTGCGGTGAAGCTTGGGCACGTCTGCCGGCCAGTCGCCGGGTGCGTTGTGGAACTCCGGCCACATCACCTTCATGCCAGCTGGCCCATAGCGACCACCCACACGGCCGAGAACGCGATAGGCGTCCAGAAGGGCCGCCTTGACCATTGCGGGCGCCCAGAGGCTCGCCTGCGGCTTGGCGTGTACCAAGACATCCCGATCGGCTTCCACCAACACCTTACGCGCCTTTGCCTTCACGTGACGTCCTCGAACTGATCCTGCCGCACCACCATGCCATACGTCGCCCGCTCCACGGTACCGGAGACGATGAAGCGCCGGCAGTATTCCTCATCGCTCAGCCCTTCCTGCTGGGCCCGGGCATGGATGGTCGCCCGTTCCCGCTCCTTGATGGGGATCACGAGATAACAGTCAGATCGCTTGCCCCAGAGCGGGAGGCCCCACTTCTTGGCCATGCAGCGAACCGTGGCATCCGTGACCTTGCCCTCTTCGTCGCTGATCATCTCGGCCACAGCGGCGGATGAATAGCCGCGACCGATGAAGAAGCCGAGCATGGCCGCCCGGCCGTTGGTCCATTTCTCGACGAAGGAGAATCCTCCGCGCCAACGCGATGTTCTTGGCAGCATCAGAACGGCGCCTCCATATCCTTGAGCTCCTGGCGGATGTCCTCAGGCAGCGGCGGCGGCCGCTCCGGTTCTGGGTCAATGGGTCTGCGCGCCGGGCGATCGCTCTTGCCTGTCAGCCATACTATCCGCTTGTCGTTGTCGCGCCCCATGTACCCAGCATTCATCAAGGCCGTGGTCGTGCGCTTCAGGAAGTCGGCGATCTCTTTCTGCCGAGCCTCCACTTCCTCATCAGCCGTCTTGAACGACATGCGCCGGCGTACGGCGGCGACGAAATCATTCTGGGCGACACAGACGGTGACGCGGCCAGCATCGACTCCGTGCGGCATTTGCTGCCCATGATCGGCCTGCGCGGCGGTGAGAGCGTCGAAGACAAGCTTCTGATCGCCCACCAGCTTGGTGTTGTCCTCGCCGCTCGCCCCCTCGCTGTGGCGGGCCGGGCGCACACAGACGCACGTAGTTATGTCGTCGCCGTCGCGGTCAACGCCCAGCTTCACGACCTCGAGCACGATCTTCCACTTCAGGTTGTTGATGCCGTTCTTGTTCTTGGTCAGCACGATCTGCCGAATATGCCGGCCATCGCCGTCCAGGATTGGCTGAGGCATCTCCTTGCGGCTCTGCGGCATGGTCATCAACGGGCGGATCTCGAACACCTGGCTGACGTTGGCCTCGATGCTGGTATGCCCACGCACTCGGCCACCGGAGGCGTTCATGTGGTGGACAAGGCAGATGGCTGCCCCGGTCTGGTCCTTGAGACGGTTCACTCGGGCGAGCACTTTGCCTACCTCGGCGCCGTCTATCTCGTTGAGCCCTTCCGTCGCTACCGAAAGGGTATCGATGATGATGAGCTCGACCGGCATGCCGTAGTATTCCTCCCAGGCTTTGACTTGGGCGATGAGCTTGTCGATCACCTCGTCATTCATCAGCGTGAAGTCGCGGTCCATGATGATGTAGGGGATGTCGACATCGGCAGGGATATTGTTAGCCTGCCGATAGCCCTCGGCGCGCATCTGGACGCCCTTGCCGTCCTCGCACGCGATGTGGATCACCACTCCCTTGCGGGTGATGCGGTCGCCGTACTGAAGGCCCCGCGCAACCTTCATGCCCATGTCCATGACCACGAAGGATTTCCCGGCCTGCTTCTCGGCCGCGAGGATGAACACGCCGTTGCGCTCCACCAAGCCCTTGATCATCCAGTCGTACTCGATGGGCTTGCCGGCAAGGCTGTTCATGGTCCGCGCACCAAACCCAACGGGTGGTCGCGGTCGCCATGTTGGGCAGGCGTCGATCAACGTCCGAAGCTTCTCCGAATCCCCGCCAGCGGCAACCCACTCTACCAGGTCGCCTTTGAGCGGGATTCCGGGAAGATGCAGCACCTTCACCGATGCCGCGACGTGCCGGAGCATCGATGCAACCGATTCCGCATGGTCCTGCCCAGGGAATACGGGGCGCCCATCCTTGTGGAAGCGCAGTTCCCTCGTCTCGATGACTTCGCCATTCTCTCCCCGGGTGCGCACCTTCTTGGTGGCCTGCGGGTCGTTATCAGGCAGGATTACGACACTGGCACCGCGGAAGGTCTCGGCCATTTCGGCCGTGAAGTTGTTGCCGGCGCCGCCGCTGTTGGTTGTCGCCTCCCAGCCGAGCTCGACAGCTTTCCTTGCCGCCCGCTCTCCTTCGGCGATGAGAACCGTCTTGCCCTCAGCAATGGCCTGTTCGATTTCCGGCCAGCGGAATAGGCAGGGTGCCCGCCCGTTTAGGCCGAAGGTTATTCTGCCCTGGGCATCGCGGCTCTTCTGCTTGAAGGTCTTTTTCGGCTTCCCGGATTCGGCGTCGATGACGACCGAACCGTCAGGACGGCGGTACTGATAACGGATGACGCGGTATGGCGGTGCAGACGAGCATCGATGGCTTCCGCCTCATCGCTGAGCGCAGCGGCAAGTATGCCGGCCAGGTCGGTCCGTTCTGGTGCGGCGCCGATGGAGTCTGGAAGGATGTCTGGCTGTCGCCTGAGCCGCCGGTGGCCGCTCGTGTTGGTGTTCTGCGTTCCGACTTCAGCGAACCGTGCTGGGGTGTTGCCCGGTTCGACGCCTATGCCGGCCGCACCAGGGATGGTGGCCTTACTCGCATGTGGGGAACCATGGGTGACGTCATGATCGCCAAGTGTGGCGAGGCGCTGGCCCTCCGAAAGGCGTTCCCGCAGGAGCTGTCCGGGCTCTACACCGCCGACGAGATGGCGCAGGCTGCCAACAGCGACACCGCGCCGGAGCCGGGTGCAACCAAGTCGAAGAAGGATTCCCGGGAGCTTTGGAGCCGCCTCTCCGCTGCCAACCGCGCCTGCGCCACCATGGAGGCGTTCGAGGCCCTGTGGAGCCATCCGGCAACGGTCAAGGCGCTTGAAACCATGCCTGCGGATTGGCGCAAGACGCTCCTCGATGAGAAGGCCGAAAGGGCCGACGAGCTGACAAGCCAGCCCGCGGCGTCCAATGGCGATGACGGCTTCCCCGGTGACCTGCCGTGACCCAGCGCATCTTCGATAAGCTCGATCACGGCCTGCAACGAGGCGACGAGGTACTCGTCGATCGTGAATGGTACCCCGTCATCGGATACGTCGGCATACATCATCCTATCGCCGGCATGACTGGCAGCATCTTCACCAACAAGCCCATCGGCAAGTACGAGCCGTGGCTCGGCTATCGCATAGATTTTGCGCTGATCGAGGACTGCAGACGCCCCGCGAGGACCGACTGATGCCGCGCCAGATCGTCACCCTCCTCAATGCCCGGCTCGAGGAGCGCGCAATCGCGCTGGTCCGTGAGGCCTTTGCGAAGCGCCCAGGCAGCCGCGTCGAGATCAAGGGACCGAAGCGGTCCAACGACCAGAACGCCGCGATGTGGGCCATGCTGGGCGATCTGGCGGCGCAATTGAAATGGCAGGTCGACGGCGGCCTGCGCCTCCTCGATGCCGAGGAGTAGAAGCTGGTGATGCTCGACGCCCTGCGCCGGGAGAATCGTGACCAGATGAAGCTGGTCCCCAATTCCGATCATACCGGGTTCGTCAATATCAGCGGCACGTCGTCGTCGGACCTCGAAGGCACCGAGATGCATGACCTTCTGACGATCATTTCGGCCTTCGGTGACCAGCATGGCGTCGAGTGGAGCGTCCCGAAGAGCCCGAAAGTCGACAGCCGCCCTCTCCCGCCAGTCGAAGCCTATGAGGAGGTGCGCTGATGCTGATCGCCACCGCTCGCGTCAATCCCACAACCTACGGCAAGCCCGTGACGCTCAAGCAGGCGCTCGACCATCTGGCGCGTGTCCGTCCATCGGCCATGCCTCTGCCGAAGCGGAGGCGATAATGGCCAAGCGCTACGAGTTCACAAAGGCCATCAAGCGTGAAGCGCTCAAGCGCTCCGGACGCCGTTGCGAGGCCATCGGCACCGTCTATGGCCTCGGGCCGGGCGAACGCTGTAATGCGCCGCTCGACCAAGGTGTCGAGTTCGATCACTACCCTGCCCCAGCAACTGACCCCGGAAGCGACACGCTGGAGAACTGTGTTGCCTGTTGCCCGACATGCCATCGCAGGAAAACAGGCGCCTACGACGTCCCTATGCAGGCCAAGGGCAAGCGCGTGAGCGACAAGCATCTCGGCATCAAGCCTCGCCCGCGGTCGACGTTTCCGGGATCTCGCAATTCCAAGTTCAAGCGCCGCATGGACGGCACCATCGTGAGGAGAGACGCATGACTGACGACATCACCTGGTCCTCCGGCTGCCTTGTGCTCTCGCTGGCGGACAAGAACGTGGCCATGGGCTTTACACCCGCCGAGATATGGAACGCCATCCAGCAGATTCATGACGATGACGTCGCAGACATGCGGGTCGAGCGTCTTCCTGGGCCGCGCAACATGTTCCAGCCGCAGGATCGTACCCTGTGGATCGCGGAGCGGTGGGCGCAGCAGTTCAACTTCGGTGCCGGCATCGAGCCGACCGACTACCTGGCCCCCTTCCCCGCATTCGTCCGGCACCATCTCGAGGCCGAACTTATCGCTCAGTGGGAGGCGCTGCATCAGAACGTCGTCATAGGCGACTTTAAGCGCCACATGACGGCCGAGCAGGTCAGCGCCCTCAAGAGCGTGGCCATGCATCTCGTGGGAGGGCGCAATGGCTGATAAGCCCATTCTCTTCTCTGGGGCGATGGTCCGCGCGCTGCTCGCCGGCACCAAGACGCAGACCCGGCGGGCGATCGAGCCGGTCGGCGGCGAATTCCATGATGGCGACATCGTAGCTTCGTGGCAGGGAAACGCTGCCCGCTTCCGCCCGCGCTATCGCGTCGGCGACCGGCTCTATGTCCGCGAGAGCGCGTGGTACGACCGAGAGATCATTCCAGAAATCGGATGCGACAGAGTATTCTTCGAGGGCGGTCACGTTCGTTTCTCCGATGGCCGATCCGGGCAGGCTCCTGGGCACCCTGATGTCCACACGGCGGAGATGTTCGGCTTCAACGCCAGTTTGAAGAGGCGACCCGGCATCCACATGCCGCGCTGGGCGTCCCGCATCACGCTCACCGTGACCGATGTTCGGGTCGAGCGGTTGCAGGATATTAGTCCAGAAGACGCCATCGCCGAAGGCGTGGAGCATCCCGGTCGGGGAAATCCCTTCATCGACGGCGACGGCATGGCCGTTGAGGTCTATCGCACCATTTGGGAGGACATCAACGGCCCCGGCGCATGGGACGCCAACCCTTGGGTTGCCGCCTACACCTTCACCGTCGCCCTCGGGAATATCGACCAGATCGGGAGGGCGGCATGACCTCCCCCGATCTCCATTCCCTGCTGGATAGGGTGCGCGAGGCAACGGGACCGGATGCGGTGCTCGACGCGGAAATAGCGGCCACGATCGGCCCTATCGTCATGCGCCAGACCTCAGACGGCAGCTATGCCTTCTTCGACCGGCGCAGGGACAACATATGCTTCTTGTGCAACGTCCGAAGCGCTCCGTTTGACGAGCTAAGCACTTGCCTTTCCGTGCCATCCTACTCCCTCTCCCTCGACGCCACAGTTGCGCTGATCGAGGAGAAGCTGCCGGGTTGGCAACGCGCAAGCGGCACCTGTGGCGAGCAGGATATGCCATGGGCCTGCCTCACCCAGCCTGACGAGCCGTATCGCGACTTCGCAGCGGCCGCGCCGGACGAAGTGCTCGCCCTTCTCGACGCTCTCCTCCAAGCCCTTATCGAGGTGAACCATGACGAAGCCTGACGATATCCCGCAGGATGTGTGGGTAGATGCCGGCATTGAGCTTGCTGGCAGGCGCATCCCAGCCTCCGACACGGAAGTAGCCGACACGGTAGCAGGATGGGCCCGCGAGATAGCTTCTCGCGCCATCCTTGCCGAGCGCGAGCGGTGCGTAAAGCTCTGCGACAAGGAAGTGCGTGAAGCGCGAGCGCACAAGCTCTTGATGCAGGCGCAAGGCGCCCATTGGTGCGCGTCGGCAATTCGGAAAGGAGACCAGCCATGATGCCCATGAATAAGGATGGGGTGAGCGACGAACGGCTCGCATCGTTTGCAGAGCCGGAAGCCATGACACGAGGCCCGACCATGCAGGAATGCATAGATATGGCGCGCGAACTTCAAGCCTGTCGCCGCGCCCCTGCCGTGGTGACGGAGGAAGAGCCGATGATCGCGCTAGGCCTCGCATGGCTACGAGGCGAAAAGGGGGCGGCTGACCCACGGGACCTTCAGCTTGCCGCGAATGCCATTGCTGCGGCCCTCTCCGTGCGCGCTGAACCGGTGGCTTGGCTGCACATCAATAGCGCCCCAGAGGACGAGCACGTCATCCTCTGCACGACCGGAGGCCACGTTGGCGAGGCACTCATGCTCTGCGATGAAGAATCGGGAGAGCAGAAGTGGACCTGGGCGCTAGGCCCAGTTCATCCGAAGCATAAGCCGCTTGGCTGGATGCCGATGCCGCCAGCGATCAACATGGCTATGGAGGAGTGACGATGGCAGCTAACCCTATACCGGAGGATGCCGAACACGCCCTGCGTAGCGCCTATGCAGCGCTGGCTTTCGCCTTTCGGCGCTTGGAAGGCTCGGCCCGATCTCGAGATACTGAGCTTTGCTCGTCCTTGCTCAAAGTCCGCGCTGAGATCGAAACCGTTCTCAAAGCACACGGAGCACCGTCATGACCAATCTACCTGAACGCATTTTCGCCCATGAGGGCAATGAGAGCGTCGAGTATATCAGGGTCGATCTTGCGGAACATGCCTCGAACGAAACGGGAAACGCCGGTAAACCTTTGCCGAATGACCCCAATAATGTCCCTGAAAATGAGAACATACAGCTGGCGGCATTCGCTCCCGCTGAACCGGTGACGGTGAAGCCGCTGGAATGGGGAAAGACCAGCTACGGCGCGCCGGAAGCGTTCTCAGTGGTCGGCGTCTATCGCATCAACGAAGCTGTAAACGGTGGGTATGCTGTAGTGTTCGGAGGGCTACGCGGTCGCGCCCTTTCTGGGCCAGATGGCCGAACCAACTTCGCCGATTTGGACGGTGCCAAAGATGCCGCCCAAGCCCACTTCGGTCAGGCCATCAACTCGGCACTGGTCAAGGCTCCCGCGCCGGCCGATGCGTCGGCGCTGTCGAATGCGCTGGCCAAATTCGCAGAGAGCCGGAGCAACAATCTCGGCTTCCACAGCAAAGTATATGGCGATGATGACGACGAGCCCACTCACGATAAATGGGTAATCTGGCAGGAGAGCGGCCCGATTAATGATCGGGAGTGGGACGTGCTCGCGGCTGCGGAGAGCCCGGCTGCTGCATTGCTCGCGCTTGTTGGGGACGCCCCCGCGCCTGCCGTGCCTGATGGGTGGAAGGAAGCCGTTGCACCGTTCGCCTCACTGATCCCTGATGCTCTGGATGATGGCTACGAGGACGACGACCTTATTCGTCTTGTTGGCCATTTCGGCATCATCGACACGCTGCATGTGCGCGACTTCCGGCGGCTAGCACGTGCCGCCTCCCCTTCCCAGCCTCAAGCGGGGGACGGGGAATGATCATCACACTGAAAACCGCTGAACGCGTTGTCTCGCTGCACGCTCAGGTCAGGGCATTGCGTGCCGATATTGAGATGCTGACGGGACCAGAGCGCAAGATTTCGCAAGGCGGCGTCTACGTTACAACCGGCACTGGCTCGTTCGGGGTGAGCAGTCAAAAGGGCTTCAAGATCGAGAGTGAGGCCGCACAAAAGGCCGCGTTCGAATTTATCCGTCGCAGCGTTGAATCCCGCCTTGCCGCATGCATCCGCGAACTGAACCAACTCGGAGCGGAGGTGCCCCATGACCGCTAACCCAACCCACGCGGAGCTGGTGGAGGTTTTGCGCGCCGGAGTACGGCACGCCGGCGAAGCCGCCACGGACGATGGCTTGATCGAGTTGTTCGACATCGAGGGGGCGGACGAGATCATGAATGAAGCCGCAGACGCCCTCGAAGAGGCAGATACCCTGCGAGCGGAGAATGCGCGGCTGCGGGAGGCGCTGACGCCGAGCGCGGGCACGAAAGCCGCCTATATCGGCGAGTGGCACGAAGAGGTCGAACTCTACAACCCAGCGCACGAAGACGATGAGGATGAGCCGGAAACGATCTCGCATCACGTGCCGGTGTCTTGGACAACCATAAAGTCGATCATGGCCGCTATCCGCGCCCGTGCCGCTCTCAACCCCGAGAGGGCAGAGAAATGAGCAGGCTGCTGCATCCGATCATGACACCAGCCCGCAAAGCGTGGCTTGAGCATCTGCGAGACCATGGGCCTGCGAAGCGTGGGAAATCACCTGTCGGCTTCAATTGCATGCGCCTGGGCTGGACGGAGTGGAACTATAGCCTTCCTGGCGGAACACCAATCACGCCGGAATTGGCTAAAGAATGCTTCGGCAGCTATTGGTTCGACAGCGTCACAAACAATTTCGAGGAACGCATCACCCCTGCCGGCCGCGCCGCCCTCGAACTCGCGAGGCCCGACAAATGACCAGCATGCGGGAGAAGATCGCAAGGAAAGCCTACGTTGTCCTGCATGGGTCCAAGGCGCCGGAAGACATGTCGGTCCCCTATGCCTCCGCCTCGAAGATTGGAAAGGCGTACAAGGTCGCCGATGCCGTCCTCGATGCTCTCATGGAGCCCACGGAGGGGATGGTTGCCGCGATGGATGAGCATTCTGGCACTATCGCGCCGGAGTGCGCCTACCAGGCCGGCATCCAAGCCGCGAGGGACGGAGCATGAGCCAGGTACGTCCATTCACGCCGGAGACCTTAGCCGAGGTCTGGGGATGCTCCGCAAATCATGTCCGCAATCTTGTGAAGCGCGGCGAATTGAAGGCTTTCCGTCTCGGTCCTCGCCTGATTAGGATACCGGCTGCCGCCGTCGAGGAGTACGAGCAATGCCAGATGACTACCGAATTGGGCGCCTTAACGGTCGCTTCGTCGTCTCCTGGTGGGTCGATGGCAAGCGAAAGCGTTATCGTCTTGACGCACTCACGGCCAAGGATGCGGAAAGAGAAGCACTAGACGTCATCCGCAAGGAGGTTGTCAGCGCGGGCCCGGCCACCGTCGAAACCTTATGGGAGCTCTACCGGGAAGAAAAGAAGGGGCGCCGGGTAGCCGACGCCATGAAGTTCGAGTGGAAGGCCATAGGCCCTCACTTTGGTCACCTGAGGCCGGAACAGATCACCATCGAAACCTGTCGTGCCTACACCAAGAAGCGTCAGGCAACGATGCTGCCACGGGGCAAGGGAAAACCGCCCCGCCCGGTGCATGACGGTACGATATGGACTGAACTCGGCCACCTCCGAACGGTGATGGTCTGGGCGGCAGACAAGAAGCACCTCATCGCAAAGGCTCCTGACATCGAGAGGCCGGCAAAGCCGAGTGCCAAGGATCGCTGGCTCTCTGACGCCGAAATCTCGAAGCTTCTGGACGCCAAGGCGGAAGCGCATATCAAGCTGGCAATCCTGATCATGCTATCGACGGCGGCACGCGTCGGCGCCGTGCTTGAACTAACTTGGGACCGGGTGGATTTCGACAGTGGCGTCATCAACCTCCGCACCACCGACGTGGGGCCGCGAAAAGGTCGCGCTATCGTTCCTATGAATGATGGGCTGAGGGCGGCACTCTCAACTGCCAAGTCCATGGCGATGTCGAGCTTCGTTATCGAGTGGGGAGGCCCGCGCTTTGACGAAGCCGGGAACGAAATCCCGGTGAAGTCGATCAAGACTGGGTTCAACGCGGCAGTGGCCGACGCCGGTTTGACGCGCGTATCGCCTCATGTCCTCCGGCACACCGCCGCCGTGCATTTGGCGGTCGCGGGAACGCCAATGAGCCGCATTGCTCAGTATCTCGGCCATTCCTCCACGGCGGTCACCGAGCGGGTCTATGCCAGATTCGCGCCGGAGCATTTGCGGGAGGAGGCCAATATCCTTGACTTCACACAGAAGCCAAAGCTGGTGCAGAACGCAAACTGA